CATCGCTAATACATCGGCCATTGCGGGGGATAAATTGAGTGATACCGGAGTGAGACCTGCCTCCCTATATATCGCATCGTCAAACTTCAGCGACTTTACGCCCGCTTTCTCGAATGCAATGCGTAATTCTGCCTCACTTCGACCCGTTAGCCAGCTCAACTCTTCCAATGCCTGCTCATAAACCTTACCCGATTCTGTTAATCGCTGCATTTGCCATGCAGCGGTCGCGGTCATATCCAATTTTGATAGCCTGCGAGAAATGTCATTGATCACCGATTGCATATATTGTTCATACAAGTCGTTGGTCGGGACAATTAGCAAGTCAAAGGCGGTTGCAGTAAGCATTTACTTCATCTTATCAATTTCATCCGAATTTTCAATGGTTGACCAAAATCCCGGAGCATAGACAGCAAGAGTCAGATGAGACTTATTCTCTGAATTAGCGTAAATATATAAATGACCATTTTCTATGTTGAAATCATATGCGATATATATAATGCATGGCTCCGTTATTCGATTGCTATCTGGATAATATACTTTTAATTTCATTTCTTTCTACCTTTCTTGGCTATCCAATTCAATATATGTGTTAGAAGTCTAAGAATATTTATGGCTATTCTTGGAAGAAACGCAAGTTTATCCTTGTTCATATTGTCCTTTCTGGTTTGTTTCTTATAGAGATAGTCATTGTATTTGACTACTAATTATATACAAAATAAACCAATTATTTTCTCGCCTTCGCGCCTGTGGGCTTCCATCCATGAGCCACGGCTCTTAATAGATTAGACTGTCGCTTCGCCTTGGCTTTAGTGGTATGTTTGGCAGTAACGCGACCCGCATCTGTAACCCGATAACCCTTTTTAGTTTTTCTGACTTTTACTGGCATAATTACTGCGCTCCTCCGAACAAACCAACCGGTTCGGGTACCGGGATCATTGCTAACATCTTGGTCGCCAATTCTTCGCTTTCTCCGAAATTACGGACCCTGAACTCGATCTTGCTCATCAACCCGGCCGTGACCAATCGCATGTCCTGTTGGAACTGGAGATCCTTGTCTACAATGACACTATCATCCCACTCATAGACCGCCTCATAAGTTCCCGCGGGCGCAAGATTATCAATCGTTGCCCACGTATCCATGGCCCATAATAGTTGCTCGAGCGCCTCTTCTAAGTTCTTCTGGCAGTCAGTAATGGTTGAATATGACCGCTGTTGCGAAATCTTCAATTCGGTAGCGGTTTTGTAGACCGTCGCGGGGTTGGATAGCATGCCATAAGCCAATCCGCAGGTGAACTCAATCTTGCGTAGGATAGCGTCTAGACCATTCAGGATATTCAATTCTCTCAGAGTGGGGGACCATTCCTGGAAGAACTCACCCTCTGCGCTCCCGCTTTCCATCGTGCGATATAGGCGTTTATTGGGTAGGATTGGTTTACCATCAGAAGTTTTACCGAATGCCAACACATCGACATACAAAGCTCGTTGTCCGCTCTCAAATTCCCAAAGTAAATTACTCCATTGCTCATCGGCTTGCTGGATTAAACATTTGGTTCCTGACGCAGCTCGAGCAAAACATGAAACGCCCAACGGCGAAGTCGGATCGATATTATTGGCCTGTGGGAATTTGAAGTAGGCAAATAATGGTTTATCAATCCCGGTGATGGTCGCCTCTGGTTCTAGGTCTTTCCATGCATCTAATTCAGTCAACTGCACTTGCTGTCCCAGGGTGTCTTTCGTTTGACTTTTATACGCCTGATTTCGGATTATGCAGCCTTCCGGTATCGTTTGATGATATTCAAGGCGTGTAAAATAGTTCGTTCCCACCTGTCGCTGATCACTGAATATGCAGGAAGTAATATTACCATTGGCGTCGAATGCCACGGGGAAGAATTGGTCAGCCTGGACGAAATCAACGCTGATATTATCGCCACTAACATAAGGCTTCATCATCAATCCGCCCTTTGCTACCCCATATTCGACATATTGGCGCAACACGTTTACCACATTCTCGAATTGGTCATTGAGATAATCGGCACGTGGACTACCACTTACTTCGACTGTCATCTCAATAGTTACAGCTCTTGCAATTTCTCCGGCAATGGCAGCGGGAAGGTTGAGCGATTTTATATCATTATTCAACCATGTCGCTTGATTTGTATACATCAGGCTCCAAGTTTGGAGTGCTGTTGCCATTGGCGCACTAATGGCAACATCAACATTTAACGCCTGTTTGACATTCGTTTGATTTAGCATCTTATTCAATTGCTCCCTTATCCACTGTAATATGCGCTGGAACATAGTGTTTACTCGGGTTTGTAAACTATATACATGGTTTTTTCATCTTCACGATTTTGAGGCGGGCATTTTCTACACACAATTAATGATGATGTCCTGCATTTCAGTTCTCAATCCCGCAGTTGTTATTGTATTCGTGAGTATATAATTCGTCCCTTTTGTTCCTCCCGACAACCAAATTGTACATAATACATTGTTATGCGAATCGCTATCCTTTACAATCCCGGTAGGCACAGTCCACTCAGATGTCACTATCGTATCTGATGTAAGCCACAAAGCCCAGTTGATCTTATAATCCTTTATAGCCCCCGCCTTTTTATCATATTCATTGCCCAAATGTGTCATAATGGCACCTCGTAAGTCCTGTCCTCGTATGGTACAACGCAAGTCCTGTTTTCAACCGGCACATGATAAGTTCTTGATTCTGGCGTTCCAAATAATTTTGTCCATAATCCAACGCCCGCCGATGCAATATTCCCTAAAAATGTTTTTATCGTTTGCCTTGTCAAAATACCTGACATTGCTATTGTTCCTGCAAACACCATATACCAACCCTTTAATTTAGTCAGTGTTCCAGATGAGTTAATCCCTCCGGCAAATTGTTTGCCTATCCCTTTAATAATAAGCCCTGCTGAATTTGTTTCTCCCATAAATATCTTAATATTCTGCTTGACCAATTCGCCAACCGATGCAATAGCCCCCTCAAATAATTTCACAATTGCCTTGAGATTTGTAAGAATACCCGTGGGGGTTATTTCTCCAATCCATGTCCTTAGATATTTCTTGATTATTATGCCTGTGGGAATAATACTTCCCGCTAATGTTTTTCCTGATCTTTTTACCAAAATCCCGATTGGAGTTAATGCGCCATTAAGTGTTTTGTATATTACCGTCACCGCATGATAAAATATATTATTAATAGTACCCGTAGGAGTTATTCCACCAGTAACTGTTTTTTCAGCACTCAACACATAATAATCGGGTCCAGATGGTATGATACCGCCAGTAAATGTCCTGGCTAATAACATCATTTTGGTCAATATCCCAGATGGTGTAATTCCACCCTCGAAGGATTTCAGGGTAGATATATTTCCCCATATCTTTCCTGTAAATAGTTTCTCAATACCTTTCGCTAAAGTACCAGCCGATCCCAATTCGCCAACTATGGTCTTATAATATATAGTAGCGTGAGATAATATATTATTAACCGTGCCAGATGGAATTATCAATCCCGTCAAAGTACGATAAATGGACAATATTTTGGTTATCGTTCCAGATGGTGTCATTCCACCCGTAAAAGTTTTATTGACTACTTTACCAAGCGTTCCAGTCGGCATAAAAGCCATTTTACCCGCCCGTAAACAACTTCTGTATCTGTTTGGCTATTGTCCCGGATGGAGTATCCCCACCGGTGACTGTCATGGGAGTTGATGCACCGCTTACAGGTTCTTTATATACAGCGACTACTGCACCCCATGATTTAGTTGTTGGAGAAGTCCAACTTGCCGCATCTGTTGTTCCTGATGATACGATTCTATAAATCGAACTTCCAACGCCGTGATTATTACCGTCTTGTTCTTCATAGATTAATGTAAATGCCGCGTCCTCGGTAATGGTTTGTGCACCACTAGATGTATAAAATGACAAAGCACCGACAAATACTGCAGCACCAACTGATACAGCATCGCCAGTCGTAGGCGCGCCAGTTGAATCTTCGCC